GAGGCAATTTTACAGTAAATCCTTGTCGATCCTCCCACACGTCAATCTCCGCAGTCGCCCCGGGATACGGACTGTAATTTGCTTGTCCAAAAAGAAAATGCGCCCATATACGATTTCGTTCAGGATTCGTCACATGAATGTGCCGGCGGTATTTGTACTCGTCAGAATTGCCCATCAGTCCAACAACTCCAACAATGCGCGTTACGCCGCATTCCGTGTCCAAAGTGCACGAGCCTCGCGCGTTGTAGAGTTTTATGCCTGCGTGATTCCCCATAACTTCCGCCCCCTGTCAAAATACACCAATTCGCACGCGTACCGAATTTTTGTCATCGAACACCTCAATGAGGTTGTCCGATATTTCCGTGCGCGCGCCAGTCGCCTTTGTTCTTAGTTTGCCGATGGTCGCACAAACAGCCGACAGGCTTCCCACCGCGAGTTTGTCGGCGGTCACTGCCCGCGCTTGCAGCATGTGATTGGCAATAATATTGCCGTCGAACTGCGTCGCGCCTGTGACGTGCAGGAGACGTCCGTCGATGCGCACGCCCTGTGGTGCGACGTTGATTGCCGCCACGACTTCGCCTTTGGCGACTTTGAGCTGCAGCCCATTATAAAGCTGCGTGATAGCGCTATAGCCGGAGTTTTGCGGATTACCCGAGAGTTTCGCGACAATGGACGTGATGCTTTCGTTCGTCTTCTTTATCTGCGATAGAGCGGTGTCGCCCTTGGTATTGGCGGCGTTCGCAGTGGTCTGCGCCCCTGCTGCAACTCTTCCTGCATTGCCCGCCGCGTTATGGGCATTGGCCGCTGTGGTCTGCGCCGCACTCGCAGTCTTGGCGGCGTTCCCCGCCGCCGTGTTGGCAGCGTTCGCGGTTGCCTGCATGTCCGACAACTGCTTTTTGAGTGCCGCGTCGAGGTCATTTTGTGTGACGGTCAAGTTCTCGATGGCGTCCTTGTCAATCTTATCCTTGACGGCCACTTCGCGTGGTGCAGAGGCTTCCGCCCCTTCGCCGAATTGATCATAAAAAGCAGCCCTTACGGCATAGATGTCCGCTTCTGCCGCAATCAGTATATCCGGCGATTCCGACTTGATGACTTTTTCCTCCGCTTTCGCTCCTTTCGCCCTCACTACGACACCGAGGCAGTCGCTCGGTATGGATTCTGTTGTGATGGCGATTTCACCCGTCCTGGCTACAGCGTTCACCCACTTCGGTGCGGGCGGCGCAGGCTTTTCATAGGCGATTTCTGCTGGATCGCTGTACTGCCCGATGCGGTTCTTCGCAAACAGGTAGAGCGTGCCCTTTCGCTCTTTCAGCTCTAGCGCCGCCTGTATATCTTTCGTCTGAAAGAGCAAGCCATCGGGCGTGCCTGCTGCAGTGTTCGTTCGCAGTTCATAACAAGCGATGTAGGTGTTGGTCACTTCATTCCAAAATGCCTTGACCGAGCGCCGTGCTATGACGATATTCAACTTTTCTGGCTTATCGGGCTTTACTGTCGGCATTTTCGTACTGGCACTGACTTTGATCACAGTTGTCGCACTGCCAATCGTGATTTCACCAAATACGCATTTCACGGCTATATCGTACGTCTCGCCAGGCTTGACGTTGTGAAATGTGCAGCTCGTCTTTTCCGTCCGCGCCTGATTGCTGTAGTCGCCACTTCGGCCAGAAAGCTCCACCATGTAGCCATCCGGTTTTCTGCCGGATCTGCGCATCGTCCACTCGACAAAAACATCTACCACAATGGCGTCGCCGACCTCGTAGCTCTTTTCTGTCGCAACTACGGCAAGCACCGCCGCCGTCGTCGAATTATCCGTATAGTCGACCATCGGGTATTTTGCGTAGTCGAGTTCTGTCGCATACATGGCTTCATCGTATTCTGCCAGAGTCAAATCGACGAGCATATCGCCGTTTCTTGCAGCGGAAACAATGCGAAATGGCTTGACCGCCTTATTCGTCTCACCGAATGCGTAGTTATCATGCAGCTCTGGAATATTACCATCGTCAAACGGAGTCTCCAAGAGCAGCGTATCGCCCTTGTAATCACGTGCTGCGACCTTCCGCTTGATGAGTTGATCCGACGCCGTCTGGATGTAAATCTCATACGTCCTCGCTGCACTGATTTCCACCTCGCGATCGAGCGTGACCATCGAACTTGTCGCTGTGACGATGCGCCCCGAGGCTATGCCGATGCGGCTGACGGCGTGGTTGAACCCCACGATGTCACCGTATTCGGCAACAATCGCATCGATGTCAGCTGAGAGCGTGACGGTCTGCACCTGCCGCTCGTTTGTCGCAAGCGCCGTAATTGCCTCGCGGTATGCCTGTGAGCGACGCTTCACACCGAAGAGCGAGAGCGGCGCCGTATTGTCTGTCCAAGTGTTATCCTTGTTGTAATTCGGCGAGCGGATCGTCATGACCGAGTTTTTGAAGTCGTTCTCTCCGTCGTTGTATGTGACCTCGATAGCTCTCGCCCTATCCTCCTTCGAGGAGAACGTCCCCTTGACAGTCGAAACAGTCGTCCGCCCCTCGCCAAAAATTTGCGTCATGACACCCGGTCGGTCAACGACGATGCCATAATTCCTGCCGTGCGGGATGATGACGGCGTGTCCGATATTCGCCGCCTTCTGCGCTGCTGTCATACGCTTCTGCGTCGTGTCGAATATGGCGTCAAAGCGGAAACGCGGCTCTTTCTTGCCGTCTTGGTTGAGAATTTCTTCATCGGCGTATGCCGCTGCAGATTCCCACTCTTCCCAATAAGCGGCCAACGATTCTTTCGCCACGCCGTCCGCAATAAACTCGTATTTATCCGTATGGATATTTCTGAGTCTGCGACAGTGATGGAGGATGTCATACGCCGCCCATATGGGATTGTCCGCCGCCTTTTCGATATAGGTTTTTTGTGTGGGATCCCACACATAAACGGTATTCCTCTTCTGCCTCCAGTTGACCGATGGGATGCCGCTGGAAAGCTGGTTTGTCGCAAGAATCCGAAGCGCTACGAGCACCTTGTTTGGGCGGCTGTATACGCCGTCCGTGTAGGATGTCATGATCGTCCATTGCGTGAGTGTCTGATAACGCGTCGTCGTCTGACGCTCTTTCAGTATCACTTGCACGTCGTACTGTCCCGGCTCCAAGCCGTCGACGGAAAACGTCCTGCGCACGGCTTCGCTTGTTGCCATGGTCACAACGTAAGGCGTGTCCGCGCTTTCGTGCCGGTTGAAATTATGCCACTCATCTTCTTTACCACGGCGATATTTCAAGACAAATTTGACTGTCGCATTGTCGTAGCCACCCGAATCATTGATATGATACAGTCCTCCCGGCCATTCCAACGTGACCTCAAGAGCAGACGCGCGCTTACTGTTACTCGTCCTCACAACAGATGTTCCCTGCACGAGCTCCACACCCACGGACTGATCGAGCGGCGTATTCTTGAAAAAGGAAATCGGCTTCTGGTCGTTCGTGCCAAAGCGAGTCTCCATCTCCACGCCGTTGAACACGCTGATATCTGTATGGTCGATACGGATGTTATCGATGGAATCAACAGGACCATAACCGCCGCAATAGAGCAGATTCAGATATTGCTTGTCTCCGGCCGTTTCGACGTGCGCTTCCAGCAGCTGCGCAGCAGGCAAACACTCTCCATAAGTTTCACCGACAATCTGCCCTGCGATCGTCGTCGGCGTAGGGATGTCCCAACCATACGAGCGACTGGTTTCCTGCTCGTTCATCCAGCTCATCTTCGGCATCTGCTGCGGGAAGATTGAGTTGATGATTTTCCCACCAAGGAACATGACCGCTCCCGATGCCAGCGTTGCGCCAACCGTACCACCCGCAAACGCGCTTCCAAGTGCCCCTTTCCAAAGATCGCCCGCGATACTGCCCGCGTAGAGAGACAGCGCGATCATAGCGACGAATCCCAAGATACTTTTCAAGGCGTCGCCTTCGATGTGCGGCATGACGATGAGCTGAGAACCGTCCTGAGGATACGTATGCTCAACGTCTTCAACGATTGCGCCATTCAAGAATACATCCTTCTCCGCAACGTCCACATAAGCGCAGACGTTTCCCTGATTGTAGCAGGCAGAGCGGACTTCCTTCTTCATCTCGAATGGGTTCTCTACAAGCACAATCTGAATCATTGCCCCGCCCCTTTCGGCTTATAGAATCCGACGATTCGTGAGCGCCAGCGCGCCAGACGGTCGATGCAGGTTCCCGTCGCACTGTACGCATGAATAAACTTCCCGCCGCCAAGGCAAATGCCTACATGGTTTGCCCATACTTCCGGGCTCAATCGCAGTAGGACGAGGCAGCCTTCTTCCGGCGCGTTCAAGTGTTCCCAGTCCATCTCTTCTGCGGTCATTTCGCGCGCAATCTCAGCGGTGCGCATGGCACTGATATGATAGTCCGGCACATCGACGCCCTGCCTGTGGAACATCTCACGCGCCAATCCCCAGCAATCAAGGCCAATCTCCTTGTCGCGCCCGCCGTCGATGAACGGCGTGCCAATCAAATCCTCGTATTTCATGCGATCACCTTCCTTCCTGTATGCCCGGCTCACCACCGAAACGCTCTGGCATGAGACAGGATTCCAGATTATTCCGGCACTGCTTCGCCCCCAGATAGCCGCAGCGGATGTCCCCGCAGACGAACGGGCAGAAATCCGTAAGGTAGCGCCACATGGGGAAGCGATCGGCAATTTCCGACGACGCGCCCAGCGTGAAGGAAATCCACTGTTCGTCATAGTTCGCAGAATTAACGACGAAATCCAGTTCGATTTCGGGCTCTGGCACGTCCAACAACTTGGCGTTCACCACAAATATGCTGACCTTGGCATCGACAAGCCCATCGTACTTTTGTAGGTACGTCGTCAAGAGTCCACCCCCCGAGCTGATTTTCAAGTTCAGCGCGGGCAGTGTCTTTCCGTCCTCCTCATAGTTGTCCAGCTCCATGGGAAATGCCGTCCACGTCTTGTCACGCCAAACGATATCCTCCGTATTGCGAACAAGGTAGATGGGCGTCACGAGCGCCGCATGATTGACCTGCACGAGAATCAAAAAAGGCGCGTCCGTCGAGAGCTTATTCTTTTCAAGCGTCGCGATTTTTGAAAAGTGATTCATGCGTCACACCTCTTCGAATTTCAGCGTAAAGCGATAGCCGGGGTAGCTGTATTGGTACGACAGCGCTTCCGCGAAGCGTGCCGTATGTGTCTCGTTCATATCCCAGTCGGTAAAAGAGAAAGACTGGAACGTACCGACCTTGCGGTAAAAATCGAGCAGCTTCTTCATATTCTCTTCGGAGACGGCGTTCCATGTGAAGGTATACGTCCGTATCATGCGCGTCGTACGCGGGCGCGTGTGCTTGTAGTTCGCGTCGCTTGTCGTCGTGATCGTGCTATCCTGCACACTCACAAGGTGCGAGCTGCCGCCGTTCGATGCCGTCGGCAATTTCGGCCGCCCGATGTCGGGGAATTTGAGCATAGTTGCCACTTAGACACCTCCCAATGCGGTTTTTAGGTTCGTACCGAAGCCGCCGACGTTTCGATTGGCGCCGTCAGCGACAATATCTAAGACCATGCGGTTCAAGGAAGCGTCGAAGCTCTTATTCTCCATCTTGACTTTGCCATCCGTCTTGTTCGTGATGTTGACGACAACGGTCGGCGCTTTTCCCTGTCCACCGCCACCGATGGCGCTCAAATTGCGCTCATTGAGCGGTATGACAGCTTCATGCTCTCCTGCCTCGCCAATCATGGCGA